TCCGGAAGTTCTCGTTTGCAAAACTGGGTACCGGACAAACTATTAGTTGGCGAACACGGCCTCGACCTGTTCCGCCCATGGCAAGGTAGCCGCGCTTGCCAGCGCCTCGATCGAGATCGCGCAGGGTCGCCGCTCGGTGACCAGCAGTTCCAAGACGACCGGCGAGAGGTAGGCGAGGCGCAGGTAACGGCTGACGAAGGAGAGCGTCACGCCTTCGGTCTTGGCCAGATCGCTGAGCGTGGCGACCTCGCCCGTCTCGATCTTGCGCCGCCAGCTCCATGCCCGCGCCATGGCACGCAGCACATGCGGGTCCTGCCTGCGCTCTTCCATCGGGGCGATATCGGCTGGCGGCAGAATGCGCGGCCGACCGTTCTTCTTGCGGAAGGCGAGCGGGATGAAGACGCGGATGGTGGTCGATGCCTCGCTCATGCCAGAGCCTGCTCCTTATGCGGCGCGATCATGTCCCGCACGAGGGATCCGAGCCCGTCATTGCGCAGGTCGACGGCGATCCCTTCGGCGCCGACGGTGACGCGTTCGACTAGAAGCCGCACGATCCGAGCCTGTTCGGCGGGGAACAGAGAGGTCCACAACCGATCGAAGCTCGAAAGCGCCGCGACGATGGATTGCTCATCGACCGCTTCTCCCTGTTGGCGCAACGCGTCTGCCATCCGCGCCGCAATTTCCGGCGCGCGGATCATGCGGCGGATCTCGCCGATCACCACGCTCTCGACCATGCCGGCCGCAAGCCGCAGCGGTCCCGAGGCATCGCCGGTCGCCCGGTTCTGGATCAGGTCCATGGAGGTGTAATAGCAGTACAGGCGGCTGCCCTTCTTGGTCGCAGTCGGCGTCATGGCCGTGCCGCTCTCGGTAAAGATGAGACCCTTCAGCAGTGCCGGTTGCTGGGTGCGGGTGTTGGCGGCCCGCTTGCGCGGGCTCTCCTTGAGGATGGCGTGGACCTTATCCCAGAGGTCGCGGCTGATGATCGCTTCGTGCTCTCCCCGATACGCGGTTCCCTTGTGTACGGCCTCGCCGAGATAGACGCGGTTGTTGAGGAGCTTGTAGAGGAAGCCCTTGTCGATCAACCTGCTGCGCTTGTTGCGAGCACCCTCTGCGGCGAGCGCCTTGGCTAGGATGGTGGCCGAGCCGATGCTGAGGAACCGCTCGAAGATCATTCTGACGGTGGCGGCCTCAGCCTCATTGACGACGAGCTTGCGGTCCTTGGCGTCGTAGCCCATTGGCACGAAGCCTCCCATCCACATTCCCTTCTTGCGCGAGGCGGCCACCTTGTCGCGGATGCGCTCGGCAGTGACCTCGCGCTCGAACTGGGCGAAGGAGAGCAGGATGTTCAAAGTAAGCCGCCCCATCGAGGTGGTGGTATTGAACGACTGGGTGACGCTGACAAAGGTCACCTTGTGGCGGTCGAAGGTCTCGATGAGCCTGGCGAAGTCCATCAGCGAGCGGCTCAGGCGGTCGATCTTGTAGACGACGACGACATCGATCAGCCCCGCCTCGAGATCGGCGATCAGCTGCCTCAGCGCCGGCCGCTCCAGCGTGGCGCCGGAGAAGCCGCCATCGTCATAGCGCTCGCGGATTGCCGCCCAGCCTTCCGCCTTCTGGCTCGCCACATAGGCCTCGCAAGCCTCGCGCTGGGCGTCGAGGCTATTGAACTCCATGTCGAGGCCTTCCTCGCTCGACTTGCGGGTGTAGATGGCGCAGCGCTGGCGCTTCGTCATGGCGATGACGCGGCTCATCGGCCGCCCTTGCGCGCTTCGCGCAGGCCGAAGAAGCGCCAGCCGTTCCACTGCGTGCCGGTGATGGCCCGCGCCACCGCCGAGAGCGACTTGTATTTGCGGCCCTGCCAATCGAAGCCGTCCTTGAGCACGGTGACGGTGTGCTCGACCCCGTCCCACTCGCGCAGGAGCCTCGTGCCGATAACCGGGTTGCGCGGATCCGAGATGGTCGCCTTCCGCACCGGTTTGCCGGCGACCTCATCGGCCAGGAGATCGAGCGTCCTCGTCGTTTCCCGGGGCGGGCCGCCATAGGTCAGTTCCTGGATGCGGCAGGACAATCTGAGCTCGAGATAGCTCCGGCTGTTGTTGGGCGCCGGCGCGGCAAACAGCGTCTCCCACTTGGCCTTCAGCTCATTCACCGTCATCTGCTTGAGCGCTGCCACCTGCGCGAGGGCGGACGCGTCGATCGCCTTGTCCTCCCCCGGCCGCGGCGGGCCCTGCTCTACCCTCTTCAATGCACCCCGCATCATGAGCCTCCAACCCGCCGTCTTGGTTGGCCATCACGACGGCTCTTCAGGGGCAGGAAGTCGAGCGAACTGTCTCCGCTTTCGGCAAATAAATGACTGGACTTTCGCGCTTTGAGTCGCATGAGACCCAAGGCGAGAATTCGACTCACTTCGACCAGGCGTTCTCTGGGCGTCATTCGCTCGGGATGAATGGCATTGGGGCCAGCCTGGCTCGAAGGCATGGGGGGACTATCCGCGCTCTGATTACGGGAGGGTAATCGAGGCCGCTCGGAAAGAGAAGCAAAGTCAAAGGCTTATCGCATTTCCGCGCAAACAAAGGAGGCTGCACGCAACCGCTCGTAGATTGCGATTGACTATCGCGCGCACGACCAACGAGAAGGGTTCCCGAAGAGGTACCCGGATGGGGCATCAGCGCCTCGGCACACTACCGCAGTCGCGAAAATGGCAGCGCGTCGTCGAGCTCGTCAGCGGCGGCGCGGACGTCCGGGACATTGCCTCGGCGGTCTCCGCGGCCGCAGAGCGCAGCATGACCGATGCCGCGAAAGATCCAGCCATCCGCTCAGCCTTCTTTCTGCTCGCCCAGGTTCTGCTGGCGGCGCGAAAGGAGCATTTCGTCGCCGGGCTCCACAGTTTGGGCCTGCGCGTGGGCGCACAGCCGTCGCTCATGGAGATCGTCTCAGCGTTTACGGAAGCCGTAGACCGGGAGGTGCGTGCAAATGGCGGGCGTACGAATTTCGGCGAAATCGTCCAGCTTGCAGCAGCGGAGAGTCTCAACGCCGTCGCCGGCAGGGAGCTTCCGACGCTCTTCGGCGTAACGACAGACGACGTCAAAAAAGCCCTGGCCGGACTAGCGACGGTCAAGCAGTTTGGTCTGCTCTCCTGCGACTTCTTCAGCCGGCTCACGCGCCGCCATCTCGACTACTACCTCAGCCGAGAACTCCCCAAGCACGTAGGAGTCAGAAAACGATTCCAAACGATCAGGGAGCATAACGAGTTCGACAAGGCGCTGGAGACCCATTGTCGCGAGACTGCACGGATCGTGAAGGAGTTCTCCGGGGAGTGGTTCTCCAAGCATACCTACGAAGGTGGGATCACGCCCGAGAAGGCTAAGGGCTTCGTGCATGTCGCCTTCGACAAGATCCGAAGAGAACTACGTATACGGAGGAAGGCGGATGGCTGAACGCCTCGTCATTTGCGGTGGGCTGCCGGTTCCAGCATCAAGCAAGGATGACGTACTGAAGCTCGACGTCAACGCGTCAGAGGGGTCTGTAAATCGCGTCAATCTGAAGCTCGGCGATCTTTCCGCGCGGATGGTCGAAGACCTGCCACACGTCCTCGCAGATCTGATCGAGATCGCAGCCTATGTGTACTGCGCCGACCAGTTCACGAGGCGCGGCGGGGACACCATGCCAGACATGGGCAAGGATTGGTTCCGCCGGCTCCGCTTCAGGATTCCCGTTCGGCAGATCGATCTCTGGCGGCGCGCAGACATTCGCGAGGCGTTAATCGAGGCGCTTACCTTCCTGTCGGACGACCGGTTCGACTTCGACTTCGTGCCACATCCGGAACGGCAGCCGACCGGCCTGCAGCCGTATCTGGACTTCGGCGATTCGGTGGAGTCGGGGTTCATTCCCGACGACGTCATCCTGTTCTCGGGCGGTCTCGACTCCTTTGCGGGAGCGGTCGAGAATCTGGTTGGCCGCGGCCGCCAAGTTGCCCTCGTCAGCCATCGAGCCTCGCCCATGGTCATGTCGAAGCAAAATGGCCTCGTGGCGGCACTGCGCGACCGGACCAAGCCCAGACAGCTCTTCCATGTGCCGGTCAGCATCAACAAGGGACACGAAGAGGCGGTCGAGTTTACCCAGAGGACGCGCTCGTTTCTGTTTGCAACATTGGGCGTAGTCGTCGCGCGCCTTTTCCGGAAGAATGTGGTGCAGTTCTACGAGAACGGCGTTGTGAGCGTGAATCTGCCGGTGGCCGGACATGTGCTTGGAACCCGGGCGACACGCACGACACATCCCAAGGCGCTCGCTGACTTTAGCCGCCTCTTCTCGCTGTTGCTCGAGGAGCCGATCGCGGTTGAAAACCCCTACTTCTGGCGCACCAAGGCCGAGGTCGTCAGCATCGTCGCCGATAACGGCTGCGCCGATCTGATCGCTGACACTTTCAGCTGTACGCGCGTGCGCGAGGCAACGAGGCGGAGGCGGCATTGCGGTGCCTGCTCTCAGTGCCTCGATCGCCGACTTGGGATCCTCGGCGCGAAGCTCGGCGAATATGAGCCGGCAGACGCTTATGTCGTGGACTTGTTTCGTGGAGAGCGAAAGCCTGGGCTGGACGTGGTCATGGCAGAATCCTATGTGCTCCAGGCCCTCAAGCTGTCGAGCATGTCAGAACAGGCATTCTTCAGTGCATTCGGGCAAATCTTTCGCATTCTCCCGTATCTGCCAGGGCCACACGAGGAAAACGCTCGCAAGCTCTATGAGCTGCATCGGCGTCACGGTCAGATGGTTCAGGAAGTCGTCAGCCAAGAACTCCGACACCACGCGACTCTGATCCAGTCTCTATCTTTGCCAAGGACATCTCTCCTCATGCTAGTGCAGTCGGCGTCTGTGCGTCTGCCCGACCTGGTCGATCAAACCGAGATAGAGGCACCCATATCTGAACAGGCCGCGCAAGACATCCGGCCAACCGTTGCACTGCCTTTGGTCTTTGCCATTGACGAGGAGCGGAAGCGCATCCTCTTCCGTGGAGCCATCGAAGTGAAAGGGGCCGGCTTTGAGCTCGTGCAGGAACTGGCACGAGAATTTGAGGAAGATGTAAATGCTGGGCGTCCGAGAGAGGAGTTCCGCTTCGTGCCGGCGGATGCGCTGAGCAAGCGTCTGAAGATTGATGGGCAAGTGCTCCGCCAGCGGCTTACGAGGCTCCGCAGAGAGCTCGAAAGGAAATTCCTCAACGCACTCGATGTCCAGCTGGATACGAACGACGTGATCGAGAACGACCCTTGGCGCGGCTACCGGCTCAATCCCTATCTGCTTCGTGTTCACCCTGCGCAAATTCGTGACATCGCTGTACCGGCTGCGGATGTCACGGCTGCCTGAGCCGATGTCACATCTTTCCCGCGAAGCCCTCAGGAATCCTTAGGACCGCCATCGTCCGGCGTCACATCTTTGTTTGCCGTGGAGAATATCAGCCCGCGGCCGTGACGCCGATAATTATCGCGAAATCAATCGGTCGCGCCCCAGCTGCGGCGAAAGGGGCGCAGGTTTCGCGATGAAGGACGATGTCACAGGACAACATCCACCACAGCCACTCCGCACCGGCTCCGAGGCCCCCGCAGCCGATCCGGCATCTCACCCAGATTGAGCTCGCCCGGCGCTGGCGGATCAGCCCCCGCACGCTGGAGCGGTGGCGCTGGCTTGGCCAGGGACCGCACTACCTCAAGATTGGAGGCCGTGTCGTCTATCGGCTGGAAGACATCGAAGCCTTTGAAGCCGAGAAGCTGCAGGAGCCCAGTCGATGAGCGCGACCTCGCCCACTCGCGTCTACGCAGCAGCCCGCTCCGATAACTTTGTTTTCTCTCCGGTTCGCGGGCGAAGAAGAGCGAAATCATTCGAATTGGTGCCGGAAGGGCAAGCCGGTATTTCAATGGGGATGAACGTTCCCCTGCCCGCCCGCACCATTCGCATCCATCTTAAGGAGATCGAGCTCTGCGCCTGGATTGGTCAGGCAAGGCCGGGTGACGTTCTCGAATACCACCGAGGATTTCTAGCTCTCGACGTCATGCGGCACGGCTCCCGTCTTTCCGAACGTGATCGCGCCGAGCTTGCCCGTGTGGGACGGCGCGCCTTGTGGGCTGCTGAGCAGGACTTTGTGCACCTCGTGCAGCGACGGCACGGCCCTGATGACTACAGCTACCTCGCGATTGCGCGTCCCCGCCCGAGATCGGCTCCAGTCTCCTTGTCAGCGCTGGTGCTGGCGGAGGCAGCGTAATGAAGAACCCTTCCCCTACGACTGAAAGAAGGCCCTCATGACCAAAGCCGCAACCATCGATGAGCTTCGCAAGCGCCATATCGTGCTCGAAGCGCTACCGACGAGGATCCTCATCCTGGCGCGCGCTCCGCAGGACGGTTCCGTTTCCAAAGCGATCGCGGAGGCGACGGTTGATGACCTCGCCTTCGCCATGCGCGGTCTCGAGGCCGACTTCAACGCCATCGGCGACCAACTGCATGCGCTGCGCAAACTCTACAATCTTGCACGTCAAGCGGGCGCGCTCGGCGCCGACCGCGCGATCGACGCCATCGCCGCCGCCGACGGAGGCCACTGATGGCGCTCAAGATCATCACCGCCGACGAGCGGCTGTCAGAAGCCCAAGCCAAGACCACCATGGCGATCTTCGGCCCGAGCGGCGTGGGCAAGACCTCGCTCCTTAAGACCCTGCCAGCACAGGAAACGCTCTGCATCGATCTCGAAGCAGGCATGAAGTCGGTCCAGGACTGGCCCGGCGACAGCATTCCCGTGCGCACCTTCGCCGATGCGATCGACATCGCCTGCCTCGTCGGCGGCGTCGATCCTGCGGTGCCGCCCGACGGGTTCTTCTCTGAGGCCCACTACCAGCATCTCACGTCCGGCTATCCCGATCTTGTCCGTCTGATCGCCTCGAAGCGGGCCATCTTCGTCGACTCGATCACGGATCTCACGCGCCAAGCCATGGCCTGGGCGAAGACCCGGCCCGAGGCCTGCTCGGAAAAGACCGGCAAGCCCGATACGCGCGGCGCTTATGGGCTCCTGGCGCGCGAAGTCATCGGCTTGCTCAAGCATCTGCAGCACGCGCAGGCCAAGACCGTGATTTTCGTCGGCATCCTGGAAAAGGTCACTGACGAGTTCAACCGCACGACCTGGCAGCCGCAGCTCGAAGGCGGCAAGGCGGGGCGCGAGCTTCCCGGCATCGTCGACCAGGTCATCACCATGAGCTTTTTCGCCCCCGATGGCGAGGGCTGGCGGCACGAGCCCGAGCGCGGCGAGGCGCGCCGCCTTGTCTGCCGCGCCGGCAATCCTTACGGCCTGCCCGCCAAGGACCGCTCCGGGCGCCTCGATCTCACCGAGCCGCCAGACCTCGGCGCGCTCATTTCCAAGATCAACGCAACCACGAAAGGACGAAGGCCATGAGTTTCGACCTTAACGATGCCGATCAGCAGAAAAGCTCCGAGCTCATTCCGGACGGCAGCTTCGCCAAGCTGGCCATGACCATCCGCCCCGCCGGGATCGATGGCGAGGGCGAGCTCGACCGCAGTCTGCTGCGGGCACCAAGAGATCCCGCCAGCGACGTGCGCATGCTCGACTGCGAATTCACGGTGCTGGAGGGCCCGCACGCCAGGCGCAAATTGTGGCAGATGTTCACCGTCAAGGGCGGCAAGGTCGACGAGAACGGCGTGTCGATCGGCTGGAAGATCTCCAAGAGCACCTTCCGTGCCATGATCGACAGCGCGCTTGGGCTCGATCCAGAGGACATGAGCGAGGCGGCAAAGACAAAGCGTGTTTTGCGTGGGCTTGCCGATCTCAACGGCATCAGCTTCGTCGCCAAGATCAAGGTCGAGCCGAGCGACGACGCCCGCTATGGCGATCAGAACCGGCTCGACCGCGTGGTGCTCCCGAATGAGAAGGAGTGGAAGGCGGTGATGGAAGGTCGCGACGTTCCGCCAAGGCCAAGCCGCCGGGCGGCGGCCACCCAGACACAACAGGGACCGGCACCATCTGCAGCTCCCGCCTGGGTCAAAAAAGCCGCGCCTGCAGCACCGCAATCGCAGCCGCAGGCGAACAAGCCTGCCGGTCCGGCATGGCTCAACGGTTAGGCCGATGAGCGAGGACGCGTGGCAGGCGCACGTCACCCGCGAGGCCGCAAGGGCCATCGGCGCTTGGCTCGAAGCAAGAGGCGCTGGAAAGCTCCGAAGCCCAATCGCCTCTCTGACCATGGCCGATCTCGAGGCGATGGCGAGCAATGCCATCTCCCGCTGGATCGTACTGCAGTCGGAGCGTCTCCATGGCCAGGGTTGGCCCAGCGAGGACCCGATCGAGCAGCTCTTGCGCGGCTGACGCCATGCGCGCTGTGCGGGCGGGAGGCGCGCGGTTTCGGCTACTGCCACCGGCTGCTCTGGGAATGGTTTCCGCACCACCGCTTCTGCTCGATGCGCTGCCTCGATGCCGGCTCGGCGCTGGCGAACGGGATGAACGGCATGATCGATAAGACCGACCTGGAAAAACAAGCAATCAAGGACGCCAGGCGGTTCTTTGCCGAGGCACTGACCGAGCTCGGACTTATGGTGCCCTTCTATGATCGCAAGGCCGAAGAGATCGATCGGCTGATCGAAGCCTGCATCGATGGCTTCCAGGACTCGATACAGCGCCAAGCCGCCGAGAAGCGGTCCCGCGACGATCTGAACGACCCCATTCCCTTTTGAGGCCGCGCATGCTCGTCGATCTCAATCACACTTCCGGTTTCACCTATGGCGGCGCTCGGGCCGACAGCGTCGCTGCCCGGATCAACGGCCTGATCGATGCCGCGTTGCTGGCCGAACGACAGGCGGAACCAGCGCGCGACTATCTGGGCGCAAGTCGCATAGGCGAGCCCTGCGCGCGCAAGCTCGTCTACGAGATCACCCATGTGCCGCCGGATGAGGGTCGCGAGATCGATGGTGCGGCTTTGCGCATCTTCGAAGCCGGCCACCGTTTCGAGGCGCTGTCGGTCCGCTGGCTGCGTGCCGCGGGCTTCGATCTCAGATCGGAACGCCGTGATGGCAGCCAATTCGGTTTCTCGGCCGCCGGCGGCAGACTCCGCGGCCATATCGACGGCGTGATCGTCGCTGGGCCCGATATCGGCATCCTTTGGCCTGCCCTGTGGGAGCACAAGGCGCTCAACGCCAAATCCTGGAACGAGCTCGTCAAGCGAGGCCTTCGCGCTTCGAAGCCGCTCTACTTCGCGCAAGTCCAGCTCTACATGGCCTACATGGAGCTCGAGGCCGCGCTCTTCACTGCCCTCAATAAGGACAATCAGCTCCTCCACCACGAGGTCGTTCCTTTCGATTCGGTTGAGGCGCAGGCGCTCTCCGACAAGGCAGTCGAGATCATCCGCGCCGCCGAGGCGGGCGAGCTGCCGCCCCGAATTGCCGCCGCCTCCGACTTCTATCTCTGCCGCGCCTGCCCTTATGCCGGCCGTTGCTGGGAGATGGGCCGATGAACAGTATCGCTCCTGCGGTCATTGCGCACGGTGATGCGACCGAGGAGTGGCGCGAGGTTCCCAATTATTCGAACTACGAGGTGAGTAATCGAGGCTGTATCAGGCGCGCGGTTGCAAAGCACAATTGGCCTGCTGGACATGAACTGAAACCAGCAGTCTCACGTCGTAGCGGACACCAGTACGTAATGCTTGTTCGCGACGGAAATACGAAGAAGCAATGGGTTCACCGGCTCGTCGCGCTCGCGTTCATTGGGCCGCCTCCTTCTCCCGATGCGATCGTGCGTCACCTCGATGATGTTCCGTCGAACAATGTGGTTGAGAACCTCAGGTGGGGCACAAGGTTGGATAACCACAATGACCGGATGCGGAACAAGGGATGGAACCGCAACACCCCAAAAGGAAGCCGGGTGGGCGGAGCAAAACTGACGGAAGCCGATATTCCACGAGTTCGGTCGATGCGTCGAACGGGGGCCTCACTGGCGACCATCGCACAGAAATTCGGCATACACATCGTGACCGTCTCCGACGTGATCCGCGGCAGAAGCTGGGGCCACGTTCCGGACGAGCAACCTTCGAACAGCAACACGCTGATCGAATCCCATTCCATTGAAATGCTTCTGCCGAGAGGTCCACTTATGAGCGGCTTCACCCCGTCCGACGCCCAGACGCGCGCCATCACCGCGATCAAGGATTGGTTCATCAACCGCACGGCAAAACAGCAGGTGTTCCGCGTGTTTGGCTATGCGGGATCGGGAAAAACAACCATTACGAGACACGCCATTGAGGAGCTGGGCCTGGAGGACGGTCCGAACGGCGTCCTGTATTCGGCGTTCACCGGCAAGGCGGCCCTCGTCATGACCCGCAAGGGCACGCCGGCTTCGACCATCCATTCGCTGATCTACCGGGTCTCGGAAGCGACCCCCGCCGAGATCGAGCGGATCAAGGAGGAAATCGCCGATCTCAAGGCGAAGCTGCCCGCTATGGGCGCCGCCGAGCGTCTGTTCGCGGAATCGCAGCTTCGCTCGCTTGAGCTTCGTCTCGCCGATAGCCACAAGCCGCGCTTCGTGCTCAACGAGCAGTCGGCCCTGCGCGACGCCAAGCTTCTGGTGCTAGACGAGGTGTCGATGGTCGGCGACGCCATGGCGCGCGATCTGCTGGCCTTCGGCAAGCCGATCCTCGTGCTCGGCGATCCCGGGCAGCTTCCGCCAGTGAAGGGCGAAGGCGCGTTCACGCAAGCCAAGCCCGACGTGATGCTAACTGAGATCCACCGCCAGGCTGGCGAGAGCGCCATCATTCGCCTCGCCACGCTCGCGCGCGAAGGCAAGCCCATTCCTTACGGTGAGCACGACACCTTCGTCTGGAAGATGCGGAGGGATGAGGTCACGCCGGCGCAGATGCTTTGCGGCGGCCAGGTCATCTGCGGCAGGAACGCGACGCGGTTGCAGCTCAATCTCGCCATGAAGCGTGCGGCCGGCTTCGACGGCGTCTATCCCTCAGGCTGCGGTGAAAAGATCATCTGCCTCAAGAACCGCAACGATCTCGGCCTCATCAACGGCATGTTCCTCGACCTCACCGAGGTGAAGGACGAGGACGACATCTCCTGCAGTGCCGTGATCACCACCGAGGACGGCCAGAAGATCGGCGGGGCCAATGGCGCACGCGAGCGCTTCCGTATCTACAAGGGATATTTCGCCGACCACGTCGCGCCCGATCCCGAGCGCCAGCGTCGCGATCACTGGAAGAAGAAAACGATCATTGAGGCGGTGTGGGGCTGGGCGATCACCTGTCACAAGGCACAGGGAAGCCAGTGGGAGAACGTAATCGTCTTTGACGACGGGCTGGGCCGCACCGCCGAAGATCGCGCGCACTGGCTCTACACCGCCATCACGCGCGCCGAGCGCGGGCTCGTGATCCTGGACTGAGGGGGCGCGCATGATCGACCTCAATGACGCTAGCGCCCCTCCACCCCGCTTCGATCTCGAGGCGATCGTCGCACGCCTGCGCGAGACGGCGGCGATCTGGGTGCCACGACATTTCCCCAACGGCCGACGCGAGGGCGACGAGTGGCGGCTCGCCGACATCTCTGGTCGCGCCCCGCGCAAGAATGGCTCCTGCGTTATTGCGCTGAAGGATGCGCACGCTGGCGATTGGTACGACCACGATGGCCAGAAGGGCGGCGATCCTCTGAGCGCGCTCGGCGAGGCAACCGGACTCAAGGGAGCGCCGCTCTTCGCCTATGCGGCCGATGTCGCAGGCCTCGCCCAGTCCACGCCGCGCCCAGCAGGAAAGCCGAAACGGCAGTCGCCGGAAGACACCGCGCGGGAGATTACCATCATCCTCTCGCACGCCCGACCTCTCGTCGGCACGCACGCGGAAGCGTATCTCGCTGCGCGCGGGATTACGGCGCCCGCCTCGCCCGATCTCCTGTTCCATCCCGACCTTGCCCATTGGGAGGTCAAGCGCGGCTTTCCCGGCATGGTCGCCATCGTCCGTGACGCAGCCGGCCAGCAGCTCGCGCTCCATCGCACCTATCTCGATCCCCAGAAGCCCGCCAAGGCTGAGATCTCGCCCGCGCGCAAGACGCTCGGATCCGTCGGCGGCGGCGCCGTGCGATTGGCCGAACCCCGCGACGGCCTCATCGGACTTGCCGAAGGCATAGAGACCGCTCTTGCCGTCATGACGGCCTGCCCGGATCTACCCGCGTGGGCGACGCTCTCCGCGCAAGGCATGGAGAGCATCGTCCTGCCACCCGACATCACGCGCGTGGTTCTGCTCGTCGATCACGACGATGCTGGACGCCGTGCCGCTCAAGCCACAGCGGCAAAGCTTGCCATGGATGGCCGTCAGGTCTTCCTCGCGCTGCCGCCGCGCCAAGGCGACGACTTCAACGATCTGTTGCTCCGCGAAGGCGCGAACGCCGCGCGAGCTCTTGTAATGGCTGCGACGGAGGCCAAGACAGCACCGCAAGACCGGTCACAGGCCTGGAAGACAGGCCTGCTGCGCAGCCGAGACGGCAAAATTCTTCCCATCCTTGCCAATGCCATCCATGCGCTGCGTAGCGCGGGCGAATGGGAAGAGGTTCTCTGGCATGACGACTTCGCAACCCGAACGGTTGCCCGCAGACCCCTGCCATGGGCGCCGCTCGCATCGCAAGCAACAGATCAGAATTGGTCGGATCGAGACGACTATCTCGTCACCGAATGGCTGCAACGCCACGGCATCATGGTGCCCGCCTCCGTGGCCGGGCAAGCGGTCGAGACCGTGGCCAGCGATCGCCCCTTCCATCCCGTGCGGGAATATCTCGACGGCCTGACGTGGGATGGCATCTCACGCCTCGACACCTGGCTCATCCATTATCTCGACGCCGCCGACACGCCCTACACGCGGGCCATCGGCCCACGTTGGCTCATCTCCGCGGTCGCGCGCATCTACCGCCCGGGCTGCAAGGCCGATTGCGTGCTTATCCTCGAAGGGCCGCAGGGCATCCGCAAATCCTCCGCACTCAAAGTGCTCGCCGAGCCCTGGTTCACCGACCGCCTCTCCGACCTCGGCAGCAAGGATGCGGCCATGGAGACGCGCGGGGTCTGGATCATCGAGGTGGCCGAGCTCGACACCATGACCAGAGCCGAAGTGAGCTCGATCAAGGCCTTCATGTCCCGCACGCATGACCGATTCCGGCCGCCCTATGGCAAGCGGTTGGTCGATCTTCCGCGCCAGTGCGTGTTCGCCGGCAGCATCAATCCCGAAGGCGGCTATCTCAAGGATGCAACGGGCGGAAGGCGGTTCTGGCCCATTGCCTGCCGAGCCATCAAACTCGAGGCGCTCTCCCAAAATCGCAACCAGCTCTGGGGCGAGGCCCGCGAGCGCTTCCTGCTAGGGGAGCCGTGGTGGCTGGAGACTCCCCTGCTCGACCGGCTCGCCGCCGAGCAACAGGCAGACCGCTATCAGGCGGATGCCTGGGAAGAGGTCATCGGCGAATGGCTCGACCATGATTTCCAGTGGACCGACAACGGCTTTCACGAGCGCGTCAAGCACACATTCCCGCGCAATCAGCCGCTGAGCGATGTTTCCGTGCGTGAGGTTCTCGAGCAGGCCCTCGGACTGGAGCGCGGACGCTGGACACAGGGCGATCAGAACCGTGTCGTCCGCTGCCTCACCAGCATGGGCTTCAAGCTCTACTGGTCCCGCCGGGGGAGCCGGCGGGAAAAGCGCTATCGCCGTCCCGAAGCCTCTGACAGCACCGTTGTCGACTTTCCGGCGCGAGGCCGGACGACTTCCGCGACGGACTAGGCAACGGTGGCAACGGTTAGGGCAACGGTCTGGGCAACGGTATGAGAAGGGAGATTGTTCAATGCACGCAACCGGTTACCTAGAAGGCAACGGTGACAACGGTCTTTCCTATACGTGTAACGTGCGCGCGCGCACGTGCGCGCACGGGCGCGTGGTAAATTGTTTGCAAGAGACCGTTGCTAGCGTTGCCACCGTTGCCAAGCCCGGAAACTGGCCGAGAAATTGCCCCTTCCAGCCGCCACGCCAGAGTGTTGCCACCGTTGCCACCGTTGCCCATCCCGCAACGACCGTCGGGCAGGAACCGGGAAAGGACGCAAGCGCACTAGATCGAGACGCATACCGTCAGTCGAGTGCGCTTCTTGCTCTTGACCTCGGCGTCACCACGGGCTGGGCAGTACGGCTTGCCGGCGGCAAGATCGAGAGCAGCACCACCTCCTTCCGCCCAAGCCGCTACGATGGCGGCGGCATGCGCTATCTGCGCTTCCGCGGCTGGCTCGACAGCATCGCCGCACTCACCGGAGGCATCGCTGCGGTCTATTACGAAGGCGTCCGCCGCCACCTCGGTACCGACGCAGCGCATCTCTATGGCGGCTTCTTGGCAACGTTGACGGCCTGGTGTGAGCAGCGCGGCATCCCGTATGAGGGTGTCCCCGTAGGCACCATCAAGCATCATGTCACTGGCAAGGGCAACGCTGACAAAGCAGCAGTAATCGCGGCCGTCCGCGCGCGCGGCTTCAATCCCAAGGACGATAACGAAGCTGACGCGATCGCCATCCTGCTCTGGGCCATTGAAACGCAGGGAGGCGTGCGGTGAGTGGCGAAGCCATGCTGAGACACGCGGCGGATGTCATCGCCGAGCGGCGCGAGCTCTACGGCGATCCAGCTGCCTCGATGGAAGCGGTTGCGTGGCGCTGGTCAATCACGCTGGGCCGGCCGGTCACGCCGGCAGAAGTCGTGCTGTGCCTGATCGATCTCAAGCTCACGCGGCTCCGGCACAACCCGAGCCACCAGGACTCAATCCTCGATATCGCAGGTTATGCGGCCGTGCTGCAGGAGGTCGCGCGGTGAGGCGGTTCCCGAAAGGCTATGGCGGGGAACGGCGCCCGCCCGAGGACATCAAGCGAGACGGTTGGCGCGAGCAGAACATCCTCGTTGTGAGCCCAAATGATCCGCGGTTGACCTGGCCCGAGCGCGAGCTCGTGCGTCAACTCGGCGAGAAGCTCTACGGCAAGGTGCAGAAATGGCAAGAGGCAGGACATGGATCACTGGACCGTTGACATGGTGGAAGAGCGCCTCGTCGAGGCGGCCGACGTGATGAAGCGGCTGCCCGAAGTCAAGGTGCCTGGCTATTTCAGCACCTGGCCAAAGATCATCCACGATTTTGGTGACCGCGTTGAGCAGGAGCCGAAGCTGCTGAGCCGTCCGAGGCCGAGCCCCGAGGCTATCAGCCGGATGGAGGCGACGCTTGGCTGGCTCGCTTGGCTCGAACCGGAAGACGCAAAGCTCGTATGGTCTCGCGCCGAGGGCACAGGTTGGAAGATGATCTGCTATCGGTTCGGGATCAGCCGCGCCACCGCGCACCGGCGCTGGCAATTCGCCGTGAGCGTGATCGCGTGGCGGCTCAACGACAAGCGGCCGCCGATGAAGCGCTCGCGCCGTTTCGTCGTCGAAAAGGCACGCCAGCTGTCAAGCTGAAAGATGAGCGTGAGACAATTTTCGGTGAGACACTTGCAGGTGAGACAGTCGGGGGGTGCCGAAGCTATAGAAAGCGTCAGCCTCAAGATCGCGCGGGCGGAAGCGGCTCAGGGCCCGCGCGAAAGAACCAAGAAAACCCGTCGGTGACCCCCACGACCTCACGGCTTCCGCGATTACGTCAAGGAGCAGTGTTTCCACAGCCTGTATCTCGTGACGACGGCGCGGGACCTCCCCGTAAAGGTCGGGATCGCTCAAGATCCTCTGCGCCGTCTCGCGGGCTTGCAAAATGCGAACTTCGAACAGTTGCGGGTCCACCGCTTTTGGTGGCTCCCTGGTCGACCAATTGCAGCCCGCCTCGAGCGAGCATTCAAAAAGCATTTCGCTCCTGCCGCGATCCGAGGCGAGTGGTTCAATGTGTCGCTGACAGCCGCAGAAGGTTTCGTCGAAGACTCGATCCGCCGCGTCGGGACATGGGGGATTTGTCAGGAGGATATGGCCAAGCTCATGGAGCAATCGGAGCATCGTCGTATTGAACAATCGTTGGCTCGTATCACTCCCGGTAACCGCTTTGCTCAGCACCACCGAGTCAGCTGGCCAGTCAGTCGGCTATTACGGTAGCTGATGGCTGCGGCGGCCAATTACGTGATCTGCCCCGCCAATCGACCCGGGCCAATCGAGGCAGTAAAGGAAGGTAGCTGATCCTTTCGTTACGCCGTGGCTTAACTAAGAAATCCGGAACTTAGGCAGCGTGCTCTTCTGGAACCTTGATCAGCGATTCCGCTGGGATGCCGAGGCCTTGGTGCAATTGCCAGATCATCCGCAACGTCAACGGCCGTTTGCGATTGAGCACCTCATAGACGCGGTTTCGGCTGCCGATGTAACGAACGAGGTCACGAGGCTCAAGGCCCTTCTGCTCCATGTGATATCTGATGGCTTCAACCGGATCAGGCAGGTCGATCGGATAGTGTTTGGCCTCCCAGGCCTCGATCAATGTGACCAGCACGTCGAGCCGATCACCCTGGGGCGTACCCCGCTTCGCATCCATGAGCCCCTCAATCTCCTTGAGTACACGGCGATAGTCACGCTTGGTCTTGATTGGTGTAACGTCCATTGATGTCTGCTCCTCAAATCGTCTGCGCAGCGACCTTGTCGTATTGGCGGTGAGTGCCGATGAAGCGTACATAGACGACGCGATACGGGTAATTGATCCACACGACAATGCGGTACTTGTTGCCAGCGATGTTGAACACGGCCCGTCCGTCTCTGAGGATGCTCGCCGTGCGGACGTCCCGCTTCAAATCGGCCGGTGTCGCCCAATCAGCTGCTCGGACCTGCCGATACCAAGCCATCACGGGTTCACGCGCTTCGGCGTATGCAGGTTTGCTCTGCAAGAACGCCCTGAGCGTGCTGAGCGCGATGACTCGCATCGCGATTCCTTTAGCATAGTCCCAGCTTGGGACCAAGCTAAAAACCAGCTATCTGTCCGGATGATGTGATGTGTTCCGGCTCAAAACGCGAGCGCGACCGGCGTCACGATGCCAAGCGCCGTGTCGAAAAGCCGTGGCGAATGCTCTACCGCACGCCTGCATGGCGAAAGATCCGGGCCGAGCATCTGAAGCGCGAGCCTTGGTGCCGGATGCATGCGGCAAGGGGTGAGCAAGTCGGAGCAAGCCACGTCGACCACATCAGGGCGCATCGAGGCAATCGCGGGCTATTCTTCGATCCCGCGAATCTGCAGTCCCTATGCGCAACCTGTCACAACAAGATCAAGCAGTCGCACGAGCGCAGCAGATTTGTGCCGGTCGGTGCAGACGGGTGGCCTGTCGAGGGAGCGTTGACCTAGCCTGCCGAGCGTGGGGGTGGGTCGATCTTTAGCGCCGATTGACGGGACCCGGCGGGGCGTAGTTTGCACAAAACACCGCGAAATTGACACCGGGGGGTCAGATGCCCGAATGGCCGGCCGACGAGGTCGAACGCAAGGCCGTGTCGGCTCTTGTTCCCTTTGCTCGGAACAGCCGCACCCACAGCGACGAGCAGATTGAGCAGGTGGCGCGCTCGATTGCTGAGTGGGGCTTTACCAATCCGGTTCTGATCGCCGAGGACGGCACGATCATCGCCGGCCACGCGCGGGTGCTGGCCGCACGCAAGTTAGGGCTCGAAGAAGTCCCGGTAATGATCGCCCGCGGCTGGAGCCAGGCGCAGATCCGCGCTTACGTGATCGCCGATAACAAGCTCGCCGAGAATGCCAGCTGGGACCGCAAGCTGTTGGCTTCTGAGCTGCAGGAACTTACCGGCGGGTTCGATCTCTCGCTGATCGGTTTCTCGGAACAAGAGCTTGCGGCACTCTCGGCCAGGACTAATGCTGGCCTGACCGATCCGGACCAAGTTCCCGATCTGCCAGAGCGGCCGGTCTCAAAGCCAGGCGATATCTGGCTCCTCGGTCAACACCGATTGGCGTGCGGCGACTGCACTGATGCAGCTGTTGTGAAGGAATGCCTGAATGGCGTGGTGCCACACCTGATGGTGACGGACCCGCCTTATGGTGTGGCTTATGATCCGGCTTGGCGGGCGCGTGCCGGCGTCAACCTCAACAAGCGCAAGCTCGGCAAGGTCGACAATGACGATCGCGCCGATTGGCGCGAGGCGTGGGCTCTGTTTCCTGGCGACGTCGCCTACGTCTGGCATGCTGGCCGGTTCGCAAGCATCGTTGCGGCAAGCCTTGAGGCCTGCGGGTTTACGCTGCGGGCCCAGATCATCTGGGGCAAGGATCGTTTTGCGCTCAGTCGCGGCGATTATCACTGGCAGCATGAACCGTGCTGGTACGCGGTCCGCGACGGCGCCAAGGGTCACTGGTCGGGAGGGCGATCGCAGTCGACGCTATGGACGATTCCTGCCCGGGATGACTCGGGTCACGGCCACGGCACCCAAAAGCCGGTCGAGTGCATGCGCCGGCCGATCGAGAACAATTCTTCTACGGGCCAGGCTGTCTACGACCCCTTCGTCGGATCCGGCACCACTATCATCGCCGCCGAGATGACGGGGCGCATCTGCCACGCGATCGAAATCGACCCGGCCTATGTCGATGTGACGGTGAAGCGGTGGCAGGACTTTACGGGTGAAACCGGCAAGCTTCAGGCCTCGGGACAGAGTTTCGATGAGATCATCTCAAATGCAAGATCCGTTGCATAACATCGAACGCGCCGGTCGTTTTGCTCTTTTAGCCCAATGTCTCTCTTGTACGATATTGTGGACGAGCTGACCGAGCCCGTGCATGTCGCGGAAGTGCCGATTGTGCGTGAGCGACATCGACACCGCAGTCGTGGACAGTCTGACGTGCTTGACCCCGGACGGCCGATTAGAGAAGCGGACATCAACCATCACCTGTTCAGCGCGGTCGTAGCCTTGATCAGACTGGTACAGTTTGGTGGGCCCGTTGAAATCCGCCTGTCAACGCCTTGGCATGGCTCATTAGTCAGTCAGCAGTCTGCCATTTGTTATTTGATCTCCCACTTGGCCTTGTGGTTGATGACAAGGGCCGGGCGACCGCCGACTGTGTCATGAAGCGCCACGAAAGTGTAGGCAGCCGTTCCCGTCATACCTTTATATTTCCCCGTACCACCCATGAAATAGAGGTTTTTGTCGTCGAAGGTAATGAATACGTTGTCGCCATCTTTGTCGGTATCAACGCAGCTTCCGTTCTGGCGGTTTGTCTCTCCCACCACGCTCCAGTGATAGAGGCAGCGAACAGACATGTCATGGAACGGGCCTTCTCCTTTGACATTGCGGGTGATGCAAGTCTCGTCAAGGATTGTCCCCGTGCCCACTCCGCTATCGATTTTTTCGACAGGGTTATCTACACAGTATGCGACGTATTCCGCCTCCCCGGTCTTCGGAAACTCCGCAGATAGTACTGGATCGGCGCAAAACGTAAGAACGACAGCCGTCAAAGCGAGCATCGATTTCATCTCAGTACCCTCCCTTCGAGGACATCCATTCTGGGGTTCTCAGCGTAGGTAGTCTGAGCTCTTCGGCGGATACGGGTCTTTTCCGTAAGTCCACTCGGCCGCACTCGACCCTCAAGCAGGACTTGGCCGTTAAGGCCCTTTTCGCCCGCCTCGTACGCGGCGTCTATAGCAGCACGGATAGCGTCTCTCTGAGTTGGAAACGGTCCGTAATGCATGCCATTTGACTTGATTGCCCATTGACCTTGTTCACGAAAAACAATGTACGGAGTGTGAGTCATTTTCTCCTCCTCAGGGCTAGTGCTCCGTTGGAATCTCAGTGCTCATCTTCAGCCGTGAGAATGGCAGTCCTTGCCGATTAGTTGTAGTAAGCTACCGTACGTAACTGCCCCTACGCCGCAGGGCGCCGGCCTCTTTTCAGCGTTCTGGAGTTGGAGCGTGACAGCAATTAAGCCCAATGACTGGAGCGAACCCGACCAAAAGGCCATTCGCGAGCAACTGGTTCGCATCCTTAACAGCGGCCCATTCCATCAGGCGCAACGCCGGCAACGGTTCTTGGAGTACATTGTCAACGAAGCGCTGGAGGGGCGCGGCGAGCGGTTGAAAGGCTATAACATCGCTCAGGCGGTCTTCGATCGTGCTGAAACGTTCGACTCTAACATCGACCCCATCGTCCGCTTGGAGGCCGGCCGTCTGCGCGACAGGCTTCGCGAGTATTACGACGGCGACGGCCAAGGCGATTCCATTCGTATCTCGCTACCAAAGGGCACCTACACGCCGCACATCGAGTTCAGACGGGCGCCGACGCTTGATCCTCGTCCGGATCGAGCGGCTTCCACCAAGCAGCTGGGGATATTAGCCGGGGCTGTGCTGCTGATCATCGCGGCAGCCCTCTGGGGATTGCAGTACTGGACCTCCGGTCCGTCGCTCCCCGATAAACCCTCTGTTGCTGTCTTGCCCTTCGACAATATTGGGGCCGATCCCAAATGGGATCGCCTAGCAAATGGGATGACCGATGACGTCATTACCGATCTCTCCAGCTCTAAAGACTTAGTCGTCATTGCTCGCAATTCCACCGAGCCCTACAAGGGCAAGCCGATCGACCTTCGCCAGGTCGGTCGCGAACTCAATGTGAAATATGTTCTCCAGGGCAGCATCCAATCGATGGGCGACCAGATTCGGGTGAACGCCCAGCTCATAGAAGTTGCCTCCGGCGGTCACGTCTGGTCTGAGCGTTACGACCGGCCTGCAGACGACCTGTTCGTGGTGCAGAACGATGTCACGCAGAAGATCGCCGCCACTCTCACCGGCTACACGCGGGGCGGGGTTGTTGCGCAAGCCGAGCGCCGTCTTCTCAGGCGCAAGCCGCCCGCGAGCCTATCTGCCTTCGACACCTACTTGCTGGGAGTTGAAGCTTATAACAAGGTGACCAAGGAAGGTTTGATCGAAGCAGAAGGCCTGTTTCGCAAAGCTCTGCAACTCGATCCGCAATTGGCACGCGCTTACGTCGGCTTGGCCGACGTCCAATGCTATTTGATCGACCTCGGTTTTGCCCCATCTGTCGAGGAGGCGCTGTCAAAGATGATGGAGGCGGGCAAGAAAGCGGTGCAGCTGGATCCCGACGACGGTGCCACGCACTACGCTCTTGGCCTCGCCTACAATTTTCACGGGAAATTGGAGCAAGCACTTGCGGAGTTTGACAGGGCAGAAGCTCTTTCGCCCTCCGATGCAGACCTCCTTCTCAATATCGCATGGGCGATCTCTTATTTTAGTGAAGCGGCACGTGCAGTCAGCCTAGCGGATCGATCGCTGGCGCTAAACCCTCATTATCCCGACTGGTACAATCAAGGGCTTGGTGTGTTGCACTTTTTTGCAGAGCAATACGATAAGTCTATCAAATACCTATTGCTCGTGAAGGAACCCGTCGCTGTCGACTACGGTTTCCTGGCCATGGCTTATGCATATCTGGGTCGAACGGGCAAGGCAGAGGCGGCTGCCGCTAACGTCAACAAGCTAGATCCCACATGGATCGCGGAACGCTATCTCTTTGGCGCCGCGGAAAAGCAGGCCGAGTTGTTCGTCAATGGCGCACGCAAGGCCGGTCTGCCCGCCTGTGTCCCCGCCGACAAGCTTAAGGACATGGACGCGACCAATCTGAGCCGCGTCAAGTCCTGCGACGAGGAACGCGCAAAGGGGGTGCTCGAAGCGGAGGCCAAGCCCGGGCCCGGGCAGGCCGGTGAGTGAGTTAGAGCCGGGCTCGAGTGTATTCGGCACGTTGGTGTGAGAATGTCGCGCGGCCGCAAGCCAAAGCCCACGCATCTGAAGCTGGTCGCGGGCAATCCGGGCAAGCGGGCTCTCAACGAGAACGAGCCTAAGCCTGAGGCTTCGCTGCCGAGCCCACCGCCGCATCTCGATGACGAGGCCAAGGTCGAGTGGGGTCGCGTCTCAGAGCAGCTCTACGCTCTCGGCTGCTTGGCTGAGATCGATCGCGCTGCGCTCGCCGCCTACTGCCAGGTCTATTCCCGTTGGGGGCGGGCCGAGCGCGCCATCGCCGAGATGGCGAAGAGAGATGAGCTGACGCGCGGGTTGATGATCAAGACCACGAACGGAAACGCCGTTGCGAACCCGCTAGTTGGCGTCGCCAACAAGGCGAT